TTCATCTTTATTATTATGATTATAATCATTGTTTATTGATATATTATTAATGTTAATATAATTAAAATGCTTATTAACCTCAAAATCAATATTAAAAACTTTTAATTTAGAATTCCAACATTGAATTAAATGATAATTTTTATATCCATAATCAAATTTTATATATTTTAATATATACATTGAACTCATTATTAAATTAATTTATCATTTTTTATATGTAAAATATAAAAAAATGATTTATATATATTTAAAAATAGTTTATACTGAAAAGAATGGATTTTTATATTGGTATTGCAGTTGGTATTACACAAGCATTTATTTTTAGTCCAATTGATAAAGCAATTTATAATAGCATTATCAATAATTCAAAGCTTTTTAAGCGTGAAAATTGGATTAAACCATTTGCAGGAGCATCAAATAGCATCTATTCGCGTATTATCACAAGTGGATTATATTTCTATTTGATTGACTATACAAAAAATATGAATGTATATCAATCCGCATTGACTGTTAGTGCTACAACTGCCATTACATTGAATCCATTAAATGTTATCAGATATAAATCATATTACAATAAAATCTCAACTTATGATTCATTTATTTCTATTTATAGAAAACATGGATTAAGGTTTTGTATGATTGGAATGGAAACATTGATTATGCGGAATTTTATTTTTAATGTTATTTACATCTCAAATAAAAAAGATAATAATGACTTATTTTATAATTGTGCAGTTATTTGCACAGCTAGTATAATTTCTTCACCATTTCATTATTTTATAAATATGAAATATCATGAAAATGAAAAATATCTTGATATTTCTAAAACATTTTTAAACAATTTTAAAACTTCAGAAAAAAAATTATCATATATCATTAGACAATTTGCAATTGGTCATGGAACTATCCGAACTGTTATTGGATTATATTCTGGTCAAGTTATGTATTCGACCCTGAAACAATTAACACATTAATTATATTATTTAATAATGACAAAATTAAGTTTTTGTTATTTTTTTAAATGAAAATGATTTAAGATTTATATTATATATATAATAAATTATTTTTATTGGAAAAAATGGCAGATACTTTAGAAGATATTATTAAGATGGTTTATGATAAATGCGAAAATGGCAATTATCCAAATACTCTTATTAATATCTTAAAACAAAAACATTATTGGCCTGTTATTAAAGTTAAGAAATTTAAAAATAATAATAATCTTTGTCTTCTTCATAATTCATATAAACGCGATGATGTTTCTGAATTTCAGGATTTATATGATAAATGTCGCAGTGTTGTTTTAGATTTCTCTAAAAGTATTGGAAATAATGTTGTTATTTCTATTAGTAATAGTATCCCAATTCGTTCAAATATTTCTAATTATACCACGAATATTTATGAAGAAAATGATATTTGTTATAGTGCTCTAGATGGAACAGTTGTAACTGTTTATTATCATAATGGCATTTGGTATTTTGGCAGTTCTAGTTGTCCTGATATCAATTCTTCTAAATTTTCAAATAAAGATAAAACACACGGTTATATGTTAGATGAGATTTTATATGATATGTATAAAAATCATGTGAATATTAGTGATCCTAATATTTCAACTATTTTACGTAATCTATTCACATCAAATTTAAGTCCCTTATATTCATATGATTTTGTTATTATTCATTCTGATAATATTCATGTAATTAATTATACTAATATGATGGGTGATAATTATAGACATCTTTTTCATATCAATACAAAAAATAGAATTTCTTTAATTGAAGAAAATATTGATAATCATCCATTAGCATATTTAGGTGTAAAATATCCAATTAAATTCACATCTCCACAAGAAGGTATTGCATATATTAGTACTAATAATAATAATAATTATGGTATTATTATTAAGAAAAATAATAAACTTTATAAAATTAGTGATGATGCAATTTTACATAAAGAAGAAGTAAATGCATTTAATTATAATAAATGGTATAATATTTTATATATTTATATGCTTCAAAAACCTAATTATAATATTAATGAATTTATTAATGAATTTTATCAGGGTGATTTAGAAATTCCGAATGATACTTATAATACAATTGATTTAATTTTTAATATTATTAAACAAATTATTTATAATTTATATGTTTCTACAACTAATTATTATCCTAAATATAATCGTTTTAAAGTTGATTTAAATATGGACAAAACTTTAAATCCACTCATTCGTTTTCATTTAGCTCAATTAAGACATCAACAAACAACGATTTATAAGAAAAAAATAATTAATGAAGATAATGTATTTAATTATCTATGTCATTCAAATAATATTAAAAATATTCAAAAATTAATTAATCATTTTGCAAAAAATCATGCTTATAATTTAACACCTGATATTATTGTGGTTTTAACTACTTTATCAAATCTTCTTGAAAATAACCCATCTATTCAAGAAACTAAATGATTTTGATATTGTATTTGATTCAAATTCTATTAATGATTTCTTATGGTCATCAATTCTCCAACTTTCATATAAATTATATTTAGAACGATATATTTCATTCTTATTATCATTCGCAAAATCTTTCTTTATTTTTTCATAAGTTTCTGAAAATAATTCAGTATCTTCCAATTCTAAATCAAATTCTTTTGCTTTTTTTATTAAGAAATCTAAATTAACTAAGAATTCTGTAATTAATTTTTGTGTATTCTCGATAAATACATCAATTTTTTTATTATAATGTTTCTCATCTTTATATTGTTTAATTATTGCCCATACAGGTACACTATAATCTTCAAAATCTTTTCTACCCTCTATTATTCCCGTTTTTGATTTTGATAATGCCAATTCTACACTAGAACCATCCATAAATGTCGCAAAGAATAATCCATCCTTCTGTAAATTATCACTTACATTTTTTAAAAATTGTTCTAATTTTATTTCAGTCTCAAAGAAATAATGAATTGCAAACATACATGATATAACATTAAATTTATCTTTTCCTTTTCCTGCTAATGCTCTCTCATATACATCCAGATTTTGTTGTCTTTTAACTGGATTCATTACCATCTTTAATAACTCTCTACTTTCTGGATCTATTGCCGCTTCTCCCGTTTTAATATTTAATGTACAATCACCAACAGCAAATGCCATATCCAATAATGAAAAATTCTTACCATTTTTATTATTATAATTTAATTGTTTTCTATGTTCTCTCATCAATCTTGAATATGAACCTTTTGATGAATATATATTACTTTTAACCAAATCTATTCCTAATACAAATGTATATCTCGAATATTTCCAATTATTTAAATCTCCCGCTTGTCCACATGCTAATTCTAATAATGTTCCTCTAACTTCCTGATTTCTATTTGCAGGTTTAAATAATTGAGGTCTATTATATAAATGACTTTTAATTAACATATGTAATAAAAGCATTCCATTTGATATCTTATTAAATGGCACATTTCGCTCATAATATATATCATCCGTTTCTAATACATTATCCGTTATTACTATTTCATCTGATTTATCACTCTTAACTTCTTCTATATTTCCTATTATCATTGATGCTGATATCATATTATGAATTGTATCCCATGTATCTAATGCTACTTGAACTGAATTTGCCGTTTTATCAAATACTCCTTTATTAAATATACGCGTTTTATCCGTTCTTACTCGAATTGGTATCCATCGCTTTTCAATTAAATCATATCTAAATTCAACTATCGTATTATTATCAATCTTATCATTATTTTCCGCTCGAACTTCACCCTTCGTATTAATTTCTATAAATGCAAATTCACTATCATTTATATAATACTTATTTGGCACAAATAATTTAAATATATCTTTCTCAGTTGTTTCTAAGAAATTTGTTAATTTATCAATATTATTATATTTATATCTAATATTTAATACATTCTTAATATTATAATCATTTAACATATTCTTATCAGTAACATATAAACCATATTTACGATATTTTAAACCATCCTTTCTAATATCACCAATGAATTTTATTAAGAAATCAATCGTGTTTTGTTCAGGTGGTTTCCATTTAAAGACACTATTCCATGTCATATCCGTCTTTATTTCAACTGGCATTGTCGGATAATATGAATATACCGCTAATTTAGCAGGTGTAAATATTAAACCATCTATCTCATATGGCAATTTCTTATGATTTTCTAATATACTCTTATTTTCTTTATATATATCTTTACTATAATTATGAACTTTAACCATAAAATCAATATTACTTTTCTTAACATCCAATAATTTATCTAGTTTTAACATTTCATTATATCTACATTTATGTTTATCATCCATTAATGGCAATGAAGTTAATTTCTCTCCATTTAAGAAATAAATATCAAATGCTGCATATAAATGTCTTTTTATCCCATCTATTCTCTTATTACAATGAACATATTCACCATCTATTAAAGAATTATATGCTTCTTTTTTTGCCTTTATTCCTGTTCCCTCTACTCGTTTTGAACTATCAATCGTATATACATCTCCATTACCATTAATATATAATAATAATCTTTCTCCGTCTGCCTTTTCTGTTACAGTATAACCCCGTAAAATACTAACAACTCCATAATTATCAGGATTTTCTAAATTAATTTTCTTTAATGCTACCGGTTTCGGTGTTAATAAATAAACAGTATCATCCGATTTTCTCTGTGTTGCAATATTTACCAAATTACGATAATCTTCCAATATTGATGATTGCTGTTTTTTTGTTAAAACTACTTTTGATAAAAATAATGCCTGAATTGTTTTAATTATATTTATTAAAATAACATCCATATTTTTTATCTTTAATTCAAATTCATAATATATCTGATTTGTATTATTAATTCTAGATTTCTTCATTGTCGCATAATTTGTAATACTATCTTTAATTATTCGTCCAATTACTATTACACCTTTATCGATTTCATATGAAAACTCCTTTATTAATTTAAATCTCTTTAAATTATCATCCCATTTTTCAGGTTCAGTTATAACATCATCAATATTATAAACATTCATATTCATATTTATATCAAATAAATCATTTATTTTTTCTTCTGTTATTAATGTCTTTTTATACCATTTATGCTCTATCGCCTTATAATTATTACTATTACAATATAATAATATGTTTTTTATTTTATTTATTATTAATGTTATATTATCTATATTTGTAATCTCCAAATATTCATCTTTTATAGTCTCTTTATATCCACTTGACTTAAATGTATTTATAAAATTATTAAATTCTGTTTCACTCCATGAACCATTATCATTATGAATTTGAATAATAAAATCATCGGCTGTACCTTTAATTAACTTCTTTATATTATCTATTGAAGTAAATATTGGTTCATCCTGAGAAATTTCCATGTTTTTAATCTATTTAATATATATAAATAAATCAATTTTTTATATAAATAAAAAAACTGAAATATTTATATAAATATAAATTAAATAATGACAACTGAATTATTTATACCGATTAAATTTAGAACAACTATTATATTAACTCCGTCTGAAATAACTAAGGATTTTGAATCCATTATTTTATCCAAACTTAAACTCAATTATGAAAATATATGTTCTAAGTATGGTTATATTAAAAAAGATACTATCAAAATTATTAAACGTTCTGTTGGACAATTAAAAAAAGAACATTTTAATGCTAATATGTATTTTGATATCATATGTATCGCTGAAATTTGTAATCCAGCACAAGGTTCTATTATTAAATGTAAAGTTAAAGCTAAAAATTCATTAGGTGTTCTTGCTGAAGGTTATTATGATAATATTCCCATCCTACAAATAATTATTCCTAAAATTTCTGCAGGTATTCAATCTGAAATTAATATTGATACTATTGCTATCGATGATGAAATTAAAATTGAAGTATGTGGCAAAAAATTTGCTTTATTTGATAAACATATTTCTATTATCGGTAGAGCTATAAAAAGTAAACCTGAGTTTATTAAAAATGCTATTATTACTGATGCAGCTGATGATGATGATAATGAAACAACTGATAATCCAGAAGAAATTGAAGATATTTATAATGAAAGTGATAAAGAAGAAGATGATGATGATGATGATTTAATTCCAAAAAAACCCAAAAAAGGAGGTGTTGATAGTGAAACATCTTCAGACGCTGAAAGTGAGTTAGAAGAAGATATTGAAGAAATTGAAGATATTGATGATATTGATGATGATGGTGAAATTGATGCAGATGATGATTTTGATTAAATATTCAATAATCCTCAAAATTTCTTATTAATATATTTTGAGATTTTTGAAGATTATCTATATCTATCAATGTATCTTTTTCATATGCTTCTATTATAAATGATTTTAATTCAATTAAATCATTTACTGATATTTTTTTTTTTGCTAAAATATTATTAAATTTAGCATCAACATTAAACAAGAAACTAGGCATTATTTTAAAATAATTATTAAATATATATATTTTTTTATTATTCATTTTTTTTAATATTTACATTTAATATTTATCAAAAAAAAATGATTTATGAACTTTATATTATTCATTATTTAATAATGAAAAGTAATAAAATTCCTTGCTCTAATATTTCAACTGAAAGTTATACTGGTAAAGAACAATCTCCAAAAAGATTTGGATTATCTGCTGAAGGTTTTGATGTTAATTATGAAAAAGAAGGTTATGATAATTTTATTTGGTCTGTGCAAATTAGAAATGGTCGCAAAGTTTGGGCTAAAAAATGCAATATGTCTAAAATTACACATGAAGTTCCATTATTAACTTCTTTAAATCAAGTTATAAATAATGATGATATTGTAAATGATAATTTAACTAATGATACCGCTATTAGTATTTCTAGTGAAACTTCTGAAGAAGTACCAATTGAAACACCTAAAGAAGTTAAAATTGAAAAAAAAAGAACTGATTATAATATCTTCATTAAATATTATCTTGATAAACTTAAATCTGAAAATAAAGATAATACACCTCATAAAATTCTATTTCAAGCTACTACTCTCGAATGGAACAGATTAAAGAAAAATCCCGATGAACTTAAAATATTAATGGATAATATTAAAAAATAAATAATCTATTTTTAATATAAATATAAATTAGAATATGCAAGAACATAAAATTTCAAAAGAAGATGGAACAAATATTAATTGGACCATTACAAGAAATAATAATAATTATTTTTGTTTATTATATAACGATAATAAGCAAAAATTTAAATTTACCCCTAATGAAAATCTAAATTGTGAATTATTTATGATAGGCGGAGGCGGTGCAGGTGGTTATTTTTTTGGCGGTGGAGGTGGTGCTGGTTCTTCTTATATTAATAATAATTATACATTCAAAAAAAATAAAACTTATACATTTGAAATTGGTACTGGTGGTATGTGCGATATTGCCGATATTAATAAATTATTCAAATCTGGATTAATTCTTAATATTTATAATAATACTAATGTTAATCTTTTAAATATTAATTTTAAATATGATGATTATTCATCATTAGGTATTCAATCTTCTGGTTTAATACAATCTTTTAATGTTAATAATATAACTATACCATCTTCTATTTTTCATAATAATACTACATATATATGGGATGGTTATATTAAAACAAATTCTACCGGATATTTTAATGTTAATATTAATTCTAAAATTAAAACTATTATATGGTTTGATGAATTTGTATATAATAATTCTAATGCTCTTATTGAAGGAAATAATATTGCTGATGTTAAAATTATCCAATTAGAATCTAACCGTTTTTATAATATTAAAATTATTGCTTATAATGATACTAATAATAGCAATAATTTTAATATTTCTTTTGAAGGTTGCGAACTATTTAATTTAGATAAAAATGAAGAAAAATATGTTTATATACCCGCATCAGATACTATTTTAACTTATCGTAATGATGATAACACTTTCGAAACTATAAGATGTAAAGGTGGTGGAAATGGTGGTTGTGGATTTTTTAATAAAAATACTAATCTCGATGGTGGTTGTGGTGGTGGTAGTGGTATAAATAAAATTAAAGGTGCTTCAATTATTGGTGCCAGTTATAATGGATATGATGGTGCTGTTGGTGATTATTGTGGTGGTGGTGGTGGTATTATGTCAGTCGGTAAAAATAATATTGGCGGTGATGGAAAAATAATTGATTGGTTTAATGAAACTTTAATATTTGGTGCAGGTGGAAATGCTGCAAATCTTTCTGAAACTAGAAATTTAGGTTATGGCTGCGGTGGTAATGGTGGTGAATGTTGCTATTATTCAAAATTATTAATTAATAATAATGGTAATAATGGCTGTATTTTAATTTATGTTAAATCTTCTGAAACTTTAACAACTCCTTCACGTCCTCGCATAACTGAAGGATTTACAGATAAAACTGTAAATATGCTTCCTGATGACTCAATTTCAATAAAATTAATTGAAAATTCATTCAAGATTTCTAAATATTTTGGCATGACAACAAATATCAAAAATAGACATCTTTTTTTTGGACAACAAAATGATAATATGGCATATATAGGACTAATTAAAGATTTTTCTAGTTCTGGTACGATAATTACAGGTACTGCTGCAAATGATAATAATTATAAAAAATATGATGACTTAAAAAATCAAACTTTCATATATGATATGTTAGTTATTAGTAAATTATATGCAATTGTTTATAGATTATACTTGCATAAATCTAATGAAGTAAATAATCCAACTGTCTGGAAAACTTTTTGCGAAAATACGCAATTAAATATAATTAATAATACAGGATCTGATTTAACAAATATTACTACTGATGAAAAATATGGAGTAAATACAGTAAATATAGCTAATTTATTTAATATAGCTAATTTACTATTAGCTACATCAACAACTATAAATAATTATGATAATATATATACTATTACTGCTGATACTACTAATGGTTCTCCTGCAATTAATAATAGTATAATAACAAACTATAATGATACTGAAAAACAGTATTTACCATTGTATCATAATTATAATACAGGTGATACATTAAAACATTTAAATATTTTTATGAATGAAGAGATTACTAAGAATGCATATTATGCTATTAAATTAGATAAAGCAGAAGGTACTA